TCGGCCATCGAAAAACTCGATAAGACTACCAATGTAGTTCACTATGTGGAAGCCTTCATCGGGTTTGAGAACTGGCTGTTGGAACATTTGTCGGACTATCCCGATTTGCCGGAAAACATCGTACACAAACTGCACGAAGCCTTCGATGCGTATGTCACACCTCTTTTAACCAACAAGTAGAGCCATGACCGAGCAAGAAAAGAAAGAGGCCCTGAAACGGTGGCAGCAACAATGCGAGCGACTGAGCAAGATTACTTCCACACGGAAACCGGAAACGGAGGCCGAAAGGAAGCGTAACATTGCACGTGCGCTCAAGGATTACAATTACTTCTGTCGGCGTTACCTTTCGCACTATTGCGAGTGCGACAATGCCAAGTTCCAGAACGATGCAGCCCGATACGTGAAGGAACATCCCATTATGCGTGCCGTGTTCAAGTGGCCGCGTGGCCATGCCAAGTCCGTACATCTTGACATCGGCATCCCCCTTTGGCTCAAGTTCCAGGGAGAGCTGCACGTCATGGTATTGGTTGGAAAGAGCGAAGACAATGCAGATGCCTTGTTAGGGACTTGCAGGCAGAACTTCAGTACAATAACTACATCATTCAGGACTTCGGCGAGCAATACAATGCCGGTATGTGGCAGGAAGGTGAGTTCGTAACAAAAGACAGATGTGCTTTTTTCTCTCGTGGTCGTGGCCAGTCTCCCCGTGGTTTGCGCTTCAGAGAAATGCGTCCGGACTATATTGTGATAGACGACTTGGATGACGATGAAATGTGCCGTTCCGAGAGCCGTGTGCGTGAAATGACCAAGTGGGTCAAGGAAGCTTTGTTTGGTTGTTTCGGCGGGAAGGGTGGCCGTTTTATAATGGTAGGCAACTTGATTGCTAAGAATTCCGTATTGCAGAAGATCATCGACAGCGACACTGTACATACTTCATCCGTAAATGCCATAGACAAGAACGGGGATCCAGCTTGGCCGGAAAGATATACCATCGAATACTTGAAGGGCATTGAACAGTTCATGGGATACCGCTCGTTCCAGAAGGAATACATGAACAACCCTATTACAGAGGGTGCCGTTTTCTCCGAGCAATGGATACGATATAAGAAAATGCTAAAGCTTCATCTATATGAAAGTATTGTGGTGTATGTCGACCCATCATGGAAATCTACTGGAAAGAACGACTACAAAGCATGTAAAATGTGGGGACGGCCGAAAAAAGGATTGAAAACCGCCAGTCACACCGAACTTCATTGTATTCGTGCCTTTGTACGACAATGCTCCGTAGGTGAAATGGTACGATGGTTGTACGACCTATACGAAGCTATCCCGGAAGATGCAGCAGCTACCTTCTATATGGAAGCCAACTTCATGCAGGACACCATACTCGACGAATTCGAACGAGAAGGTGACATACGTGGATATCAGCTTCCTATATTGCCGGACAAACGCAAGAAACCGGACAAATATGCCCGTATCGAGGCCATTTCTCCACTCTGGGAACGTGGATGTGTGTATTACAACGAAAAGCTGATCAATGACCCCGACATGAAAGCGGGTATCGAACAAACCCTATCCTTCGAGCAAGGGAGCCGGGCACACGATGACTCCCCGGATGCCGACGAAGGTGCTATCTGGAAACTACAGAAACAGGTACGAGAAGAATCGTTCCAACCCCGTTTGGGCGTTCGTCAATTGCCTGATAATGCTTGGTAACTTTAAAACTTCATATTATGGCTTATATTGAACTGGAAGATTATAATAACATCGGACGTGATGCTCTCGAAGTAGTGCAGCAATCCGACGAAAGAAACCGCACCCTGGCAGAACAATATGCCATGGATTTTGCAGCTGGATATCTTCGTGGAAGATATGATATCGAAAAAGCATTTTCTTTGACCGGTGACGATCGTAATATGGCACTTGTTGGATGCCTTACTGATATCGCATTGTATCGCATGTGTCTGAATCTTCCTGCCCGTATGGGATTGGAAAAGCGCAAGGAACAATTCGACGAAGCCGTGAAGTGGCTCCAGTCGGTTCAGAACTCTAATATCCTGCTTGACTTGCCCCTGGTGACAGGACCCGATGGTGAAGAAGACTATAATAACCCTATCCGTACAGGAGTAGGAATTCGTAACAATTATGACTGGTAATTATGGCACAGAAGAAACACAGAGTACCAAGAGGGTACGAACATCTTGACCTGGCACGACCAAGAGATTTGCGCCGTGGAAAGGACATTGTAAGTCAGTTGATGTTGCAAACAGAGAATCTGACCCGCAACGACTTGAAAAAATGGAGACAAGCATGGCAGCTTGCATTGAATGTAGAATATCCACAGCGTAACAGATTGCTGAATATATATACTGACGTTGAAGTGGATTTGCATTTGACCGGGTGTGTTCAGCAGCGTAGTGGTTTTATCCTCAACAAAGGATTTAAGATGATAGATTCCAAAGGAAATGAGAATCCTGAACTGACCGAATTGTTTGAAGCTCCCTGGTTCAAGGAATGGATGAAGCTTTCGCTTGAAAGCCTCTATTATGGTCATTCACTCATTGAATTAGGCGATATCATTACTGTTGATGGAAAGCCGGCATTCTCCAGTGTCCGCCTTATTCCTCGCACGCACGTCATTCCGGAATACGGAGTTATCGTCGTAAACGAGAACGATACTTGGCAAAACGGCTTTGATTACCGGAATAGCGAGATGGCAGACTGGTGTACAGAAGCAGGTGGACCAAGAGACCTTGGCCTATACTTAAAGTGTGCACAACAGACCATACCCAAGAAAAACATGTGTTCTTTTTGGGACATGTTCGGTGAAATATTCGGTATGCCATTGAGAATTGCCACAACCACCAGCCGTGATCCACGCGAACAGGGAAAGGTAGAAAAGATGCTTCAAGGAATGGGTGCTGCTGCATGGGCATTGTTCCCAGAGGGTACCAATATCGAAATAAAGGAAAGCACCCGTGGGGATGCGTTCAATGTGTATGACAAGCGTATTGAACGATGCAACTCCGAGCTTTCCAAGGGTGTACTATCCGTAACAATGACCATGGACAATGGATCGAGCCTCTCGCAAAGCCAGGTACATCAGGATATGCTCGACAACTTGATTTCCAAAGATGCAGATTTCCTGAAGGACTTGATCAACTGGCAGCTTATTCCTAAGATGATTAAGCACGGATTTCCGTTGAAAGGGTATCACTTCCAATGGGATGAAGGCATCAACTATACACCGGAACAAAAGCTTTCATACGAAAAATTCTTGGCCAATACTTACGATGTGGATCCTCAGTATTTCATCGAGCAATACAACATGCCTTTGAAGGAAAAGACTCAGGAACCGCAAGAACCGAAGCCGGGACTACCGAAGAAAAAGACCGAAAAACTTTTTTTCGACTAAGCCCCGATGATTATGCGGGGCTGCATCAGAGAGCCGAAATTCTGTATAACGGCACCATGCTGTTGGCTGATGAACGGGACAGTGAGGACGAAGACGAAGAAAAAACCTCCCTTTTGGAGAAAATTCAGGCATCTTTTCCGTTCCTGATGGCTTGGCTTTACAAACACCGGAACTTCACCTATAAGGACATGACCGCCGATGAGGTACAGAAGTTCGTGGGCGAAGTGGCCGATTACCTGAACCATGCCGTCGATACTTCCATCCGTGAAGTTCCTATGCCAGAGGTGAGCGTTCAGCGACTCAAGGAAAGCAATTACGTGTTCAGTGGCATCAAGGTATTCCACGAACTGAACGAAGCGTTCCCTTCCATGGTGGACGACAACAATGAACTTCGCCCGTTTAACGACTTTTTAAATGATGTTCAAAAAATAAACAACACCTATAATGGTAGCTATCTGAGAACGGAATACAACTTTGCCCGTCAGTCTTCATTGGCAGCTGCTCGATGGAAGCAATTCGAAAAGGACGGAGACCGCTATAACTTGCAGTACCGTACTGCCTACGATGACCGTGTGCGTACATCGCACCGTAAGCTCGAAGGCATTACGCTACCCATTGCATCAAAGTTCTGGGATGATTACTTCCCGCCTAACGGATGGAATTGCCGTTGCACTGTCGTACAGGTTCGCAAAGATAAATATCCGGAAAGCGATGAACGAAAGGCATTGGACGATGGTAGCCAAGCTACAGCCGGAAAACATCAGGAAATGTTCAAGTTCAATCCAGGCAAAGCCATGACTACCTTCCCGGCTTACAATGCTTACACCATCCGCAAGTGTAAGAGCTGCAAGTATAATGGCTCTTTGAAGTTGGCGGCTGATATTCCGGATAATGAGTTGTGTGGTGCTTGTAAGGTGATACGAAAAGATGCTCCGTATTCAATTGTCGAGACCGAAAGAGGTAGGGTACGAATCCATTACGGACATGGTAAGCATGAACGCAAGGAAAATATAGAAGTGGCAACTTATTTAGCCAACAAGCATGATTATATCATAGACTTGTTGGATAATCCGCAAGGAGAAAAATCAGCGGATAGTTATAACCATACTTTAGGTGTAGAGCAAGAATATAAGATAAGCAAAACCGCCTCAAAGAATTCTATTGATCGTCTTGTCCGTGAAGCAAAAAAGCAGGCTGACAATATCGTCTTACGAATTGACGGTATTATATCTTTAGACGATTTGACAGACGTGTTAAGTGACCGATTAAACAGAACGGATAATGTTGATTTAATAACTATTATCATCAATGGTAAAGATGTCACTTATAGAAGAAAAGATATAATTAAGAAGAAATTTAAAATAAAACAGGAAGACTTCAAATAGAAATCTTCCTGAGTTCGGGGCTCACGGCCTTTCGGTCCGCAAACCGGAACAAATATACAAACAAAATTTAAACCCACAATAAATGGAAGGTGAAAAAGTAATAAAAGACCTCGAAAAATTGGTGAAACAATACATTGAACTCACCATTTCGGACGTGAGAGTAGAAGCAGCCGAGATGTTCGACAAGAATTTCCAGCGTGAAGCCTTCTTCAATGAAAAGTGGGCACGACGGAAATTCAACGACGACGACACCCGTAATATCCTTACCGGAACGGGTGCGCTACGAAAGAGCATCATCAGCAAGGTAGAAGGCAATAAAATCATTTTCGAAACCACATTGCCTTATGCCAGCATCCACAATGAAGGCGGTACTATCACCGTAACCAAGGGAATGAAGCAGCACTTCTGGAAGATGTACATGCAAGTAATGGGTAGTCAGAAACAGAACAATGGTCAACAGCCATTCAACAGCAAGCTTCAACGAACAAAGAAGGGTTCGCTTCGAAACAACAAGAAGAACCGCACATTGACGGCTGCTGCACAGTTCTACCGGGCCATGGCCTTAAAACCCGTAGGAAGCAAGATAGTGATACCGAAACGCCAGTTCATCGGCAACCACCCGGAACTGGAAGCAGCCATATTGGAAATAGCTAATAATAATGCAATAAAAATATTCGTATGAGAGCAAACATCTACGTGGCATTGGTAGATAAGCTGAAGGCGTACACCGATGCAGAGGGAAACCAAGTATTCAAACACTTCGACCTTTGGAACGAGCAAGTGGACTTCATCGAGGATGAAACGCCGTTTGAAATGCCGGCCGTATTCATCGAGTTCCAGACCATCAACTGGGGTGACACCATGCAGAACATCCAGCGAGGACAATGCCCTATCCGATTGCATGTAGTGACCGAATGGAAAGGCGGCACAAACGATGGCAGCCTGTATCAGGAACAATCGTTGAAACGGCTCGATATGGTGGACGGAATGGCCAAACATTTGTTCAACTGGTCGCACAACGACGGAGAGGTGACTATCCAACGGATGCAGCGGAATTCCTCGCACACCAACCACAACCACGGGGAACTGGTGGAAGACATCGAGGACTTCGGTTGTACGGTGGTTCAGAAGGTTTAGAAAAGGGAAAGTTGACGGTGCTGTGCCTGAATCCGTTCGGATGCACTGGCATTGATGATGTTGTAGAAGGTACGTTCACAGATATGATACTTAGGCCAAATATATCGACGGAGAATTTCGCGGTTGCTCAACCCCGAATGGCTATGTTCATCGTAAATGGCTACAATGTCGGCCACCCGATAAAAATACGACAATCCCGGAATTTTCTGTCGACTCTTCCTCATATCCTAACCTAACCTATTGAAAACAATGCAAATATAGCAATTATTATGATATTCAGAGGGGATATAAAAATAAAAAGCCCCTTTTAACTGATTTTACACGTTGAAACTTCACTAAACTGGACTTTATATGATGGGCGGGGCTTTGTGTAATAAATAATAATTATACAAAGATTGTTCAACCGTTTAACGTTAATTATATGTGTAAGTCCGACATTTACCTGAACATTCTTCGTCTTACTGTCGAAGAGACTGAAATTTGTGCCGAACGCATTACCGGAAATCATACCGATATGGAAAGTACGGATGCACGCTTTATTCTTGCCACCTTGCTATACGAACGGGGATTCTACCCCTCGCAAATAGCCGTCTGGCTCAATCGTAATCCACGGACCATACGTGCACTTTTGGCACGCGGGTTTACTTCTCCCATGGTAGGAATAATGTTGGAAAAAATACGGAAAAGGATAGGAAAAGATTGATTTTACACCTTTGGACCTTCCTGTACCTTTGCCATCGTAAGGAAAATCCTTACCTCGTATTTATTTACCTCCTAAAACTTTAAAGATTATGGCAGGAGAAATGATGAATGGCTTGAGCGTACAGGACTACGCTGCCATGCGTGACATTGAGTACCACAAGAACAAGGACCACAGCATCTACACCGTGGGCTTGCTTATTGTGGCAGCTATCGTTATCGCCTTCTTCGTTTGGATGTTCGGCAAGAACTCAAATGAAAAGGTACAGTTTGCAACCGCTGTTTCCAAGTTGGACGGACGCCTTGACGCGCTCGAACCGGCTGTAACGGCACAAGGTAACAACATCTACCGCTTGAACGGCGTGGTGGCTTCCACTACCCAGGGCGTGAAGGACATGAAGCAGAACTTCGAAGACCAGCTCTATGAGTTGAACGATGAAGTGTTCTACTCACGTCGTCATCGTCACGGACGCGAAGGTGGATGCGGTTGCGGTTCCAGTGGTGGCCGTGTGTTCAACCAACGCTCTACCTACAACCTCGCTTCAACCGAAGTGACTGTAGACGAACGCTGTGCGAACGGCTGCTAAACACCACAAAAGGAGGCGGCAAACGCCGCTTCCTTCCTTTCTTTTACAAACCTTTTAAAAACTCCGTAAATATGTTTAGAAGCAAGATTGAAGTGCGTGAATACGCCATGAACAAAGCCATCGAATTGTTGGGTACCAGTAACCCTGTAAAGGATGCGGTAGCAAAAGCCGAAGAAATTGAAAAGTACGTCATGGGTGAAGCAGAATTGCCCGAAACGGTGGACGAAAACGAACTTATCAGTACCGCTCAGTACCGCCATCGAAACCCTCGGTATCGTTGCGTCGCAATGGCTTTCGGCCAATAGCGGTACGTCACCGTGTCCGATTTACGAACCGAAACCGGAACCCAAAACTGCAACCAAAAAGAAGAAGTAACCATGTTCCCCATGTTCAAAAGACAAGAAGAATACCGCATGATGTCATTCAATACACGTGCCGAAGCATTTGTGTACATGCTGAACTATCAGCTGAACGAAAAAAAAGTGGATCCTCTTGAAGCAGCCAAAAAAGCCAACGAGTTTGCGGATATCTTTGCTGTGAACATGGGGATACCCACCCATATGGAGCCACCTCCACAAGGTGTTGAAAAAGTAATCAAGAGTGTGGACAAAGTAATGTGCTACTGCGAAGAACACCCGAAGGTAGTGGATTATTTGGTGGGTGCAGCTACTTTTGCAGCCGGACTGATTACACAAAAAAAGGTGGATAACGAACAAGTACCTCCACCTCCCAAACAAGAACCTATAGACTTTGACCAAATAGACTGATTATGTTCAAGAAGATATATATAGCAGTAGACGTTGTGGACGAAGAACAACAAAAACGTTTGCAACGTATAGCAGAAGATTTGAGCAATGCCAGATTGTTCAATGGAAATCAGCTGGAGTATATTTATCCGATATACCGACAGTACGAGAATGATATACGCCATATATTCCAAATGGTAAAGACCAATGGATTTGGACCTTCAGCCATGCTTACTATTGGGAAAATGGCAAGTAAAATGCTTAAAAAATAAATGTTATGGCAAGATTGGAAGGAAAATGTCCGGGCGACTGCACCAAGTGTCAATTGCTCGAAGATGGTAGAGTAACCATGGAAGTATGTATGTTGGATCAGGTATTCCAACGCACCCAACGAAATGAAATGAAATTGGATTCCATTCTGGAATTGATAAGGAACAATTCAGTTCCGAAAGGAATGTCATTGGTTAGGGAACCGGAAACGGTAACACCTACAAACGAAGAAGCCGGGCTATAGCGTCCGGCTTCTTAATTATCAGGGGAAAGGTTTTATCTTTTCAATGTGATGGATGAAAGTCTTCAAGTCTTCCAAGTCTTCACGAAGTTCTTGCTGTGACGATTCTGCCTGAATGGACGACAATGCCATATTCATAGCCAGGCGACGAAGGATGCAAATGAGCTGCATCGGAGTGAACCATTGTTGGAAGTATTCTTCCATGGATTCAAGATTGTACTTTCCCATGATACGATATTAAATATTAATAAAAAAACATCATTTTAACGCAATGCGATTAAAAAGAGTTCAACCAATCTTAATATTTTATATCTTGCTAAATGCTTCCTTTAGAAGTTTTAACAACGTGAAAATATCCACGTCACGTTTTTCACTAAAATTGTTATTTACTTGATATTTTATTAAGCAACTTTTGTTTTAAATGCTTCCAAGGATTCCACTAAGGATTCACAAAGAACCCTAGCCATATTAACCTCCACTGCATTCCCTAAATATTTCTTCTTTTCTGATTGTTTTCCAATCAATACATATTCATCAGGGAATCCCATTATCTTTTTTAATTCACTGACCTTTAACATCCTTAGCTTTATATCTACTATTCCATAAAGAGCCATGAATTCCTTGATCTTTATCATTGGTTCTGTATCTGTATCATAGATGTGATATACAATCCCTTTCTCCGTTAAATCAATAAATTCATTCAACTTTCCTCTATGAGTTGCCTCAATCAAATAAGGTGGACGTTTATCCATTCGTGCTATGAGAGTAAAGCATGGATCGTTAATACTACCTCCAGGTGATTTATATTGAGGATTCATCAAGAAGAATTCACTCTGAGTATCACAAACGACTAGATTCTGTTTTGGAGTCGTTGTTACAGCATAACATGGATCGTCACAACTGGATATCTGACCCCCACCTGAATATTGATTCACTATAAAACTAGGAGTGACTAACGAACATCTATCCTTTGTGGTCAGTGTTGGTGATGGCTCTTCTATAGACCTGACAAAACCATTACCATAATGTACTGAAATGAATTGATGATGATCTTTTGTCGTAATAGTACCAGCAGGGATATCAATGCTTATATTCTTACTGTCAGGTGAACCGCTGTATGCTTTTGATAAGAAACACGTTGATACTATCCCTAATCTATTTTGAGTGACAACAGTAGGACATGGTTCATCTATACCTGGTGCAACATAAGATCCATTCCTGTGCATAGAATTCCACTTGACAAGAAATGCATCTTTACCACCTGCAACGAATTTTACCAAGCCTGCATATATTCTCTTCAAAGTATTGTCTACTAGCGGCTTTTTACGCCCGAAAATACTTTTACCCTTGTCTTTAAAATCCAATGCTGAACGAACTGCACCCCATTTTTTTTTGTTCTTATCAGGAAATTTGGAATGAGTAGGATTTGGAAAAGATATAGGTAAACCCTCTTTTGCGAAGACTCCAAAATATCTTCTTCGCAAAGTTATTGCACCAAAATCAGCTGCATTCAATATCCTATAGTCAAAATGATATCCAAACGACTTTACTTTTTCAACCCACCTTATGTATGATTTACCCTTATCTTTACTGATAGGTTTCCCTTTTTTATCCAATTTTCCCCAACTCATGAATTCCTCAACATTCTCTATTTGAATATAGTCAGGCTGAATCGATTCTATATATCGAAACAGATGTTCAGCAAGTGTACGGCTGTCCGGATCTCGTGGCAATCCCCCTTTTGCTTTCGAAAAATTAGTACACTCAAGAGAAGCCCATAATACAACTAAAGACTCAGGTTCCTTTTCTTTCCATTGATTAACATGATATACAAGAGGGGATAGTTCCAATGTGCGGATATCTTCTGTAAAATGTAATGCGTCAGGATGGTTTGATGCATGACTTGCTATCGCATTTTTATCATGATTGACACATGCTATTACCTTAGAACACTTTTCACCTTTATATCTGGCCGATTCTACACCTGTAGATGTACCACCGGCTCCACAAAACAAATCTATGTATAGTAATTTTTTATTCATTGCCCTTTCGTTTTATAAGTTCCTTTTAAGGCCATTATTTCAATCCAAAAAACTTTTTTGCTAAAAAAGTTAATTACTTGGTAATTTCTCCAATCAGACTTCTGATTATTTTCGCACTAAACTTAATGCTGTTTTTGTTGTGCATGAAGTTTCCACTTGTCATTCTGTCCACATTTTCAATGATTCCTTCAATGTGGGATAGAATTTCTTCTATGTATTCTATCTTTTCCTGTTCTTCCATAACTTAATTATTTATTAATGATTTCCTTTGCTACCATGACAACTTCTTCTAAGGTTCTCATTTCTTCCTCATATTTCATCATCAAGTTATCTTGCTGGGTGGTAGCTTCTCCACTTTCGTGAATGTCCTTATACTTTTCGTACATCTTTTCTGCTTGCTTCAATCTCTTTTCCATCAATGGAAGAAGCAGCTTGCAGTCCTTATCGTCAAGACACAATGTGAATTGCCAAGGACTTCCAAAACCTTTTCTTGATTCTCCTGAGTATGCCATAATCTTAATACTTTTTTCCGTGCTTGTAAGGGCGCATTTCGTTATACTTCATCTTTTGCTCCACATGCCAAAGAAGGTCGATTCCAAGATGATATGCAACGGCAAACAGATAATACAGAATGGAATCAGCATGAGCCGTGTCTTCATTTCCTAATGACAAGATGATGCAAAACAGAATTTCCGTAAATGAATGGCCTTTCAAATCTTCATGCAATTCCAAATAAGCTGCTTCTGTAAAGAGCGAATCGTTAATGTGCGACTCATTTAAACCGACAAAATCAAATATACGGATTGCTGCGTCGGCAAATTCATCTTCTACCGTGTCCTTTATAAAGGCTTCGTAACAGAATATCCAGTGTGATTCCGGATTGGGCTGCGGTGTGTCAAAGTTCTTTTCAAACATGGTGCGGTTGGCATACTTGCCTTTTCGGTCGGCTTCCACAGCTTCGGAAAGTTCGGTGACGAATAGCATCATGTAATGATAAGGAGGGCGTTTCTGCTCATGAAAACCATGCTTCACTGCATTCTGATAAGCCCTCACGCAAAGGGAATCGAAATCTATTTTCTTGTTTTCTTCCATAATCTTTTCAGTTTAAATCGTCAATAATAGGTGGAACGGGGGGTATCGGCATCCAGTGAGTAATCTGATCACGCATACGGATAGGGATATTCCAGTACCAAATGCCGGATGTGCTGATTCGTCGGTGTCCTTCCATTATTCTGCCATCCTTGAATAGGATTATCGCCTTGATGTCTTTCTTGCGAAGCTCGGTGTTGGACAATTCCGGCAAGCTGTCTTCGGGCATCCGAACGTTTATCTGTACCCATGGGTTTTCGGGGTTCCGGTCTGCCCAACGCACGCCACAGATAAATGCGCCACGCACCACACCATAACTATTTATTCCGTCTCTTTGTTCCTTTGGTAACATGCCAAAAGGAGTATCGGCAAAGATTTCGGCTTCAATCATCATTCGTTGTTCTCTTTCTTTATCCATAAGTTTACATTATAATATGCTTCTTCTGTCATGGTTCTTCAATTTTTTGTTCATAAGTAAGATATATTCTTTCTGCATTGTGCAGTTTCTTTAGACACTGTCTTCGCATTTCCAGATCGTAGGTGAATTCTTTCACCTGGAAACAACGCCTGTACCCGTCTTTCCTTACAACCGTTATCCGGGTAATAATACATTCTTTTGGTTCCATTAATTCACTTCTACAAATATCCCATTATTGCCTTTTATACCATCATGGTCTATGCAGGTGCCTGTCACGTAATTTGGACAATGTCCGCAACCGTCAAACACACATCCATCGCAAACGGTGTCAAGCGAATCGATGGAAAGGCTTATGAACTTCACCTTACGATTGTCGGGCAATTCTATGGTAGGATTTTTATTCTTCTGTTTCATGTCTTTTCTCTGTTAGGTTCCAAAGTCGTGCTCCAGTCTTGACTACAGCGGTCTTCATGAATTCCATCGTTTCGTAGTCGTCATTACGGACGGTGAAGCATACACCAATGAGCGATGGCGACTTCTTCGACGGTGTGATAGTGAGCGGACACGGCTTGTTGTACATTATCCAGTAACTCAAGAACTGGCCTATGAGCGTATCGTCAAGCTGGGCGCACATCCTTTGCGGAGGGAACAAACTATTCTGTATCATCCGAATTGTGCCGTTATGAACGCTTTCCCGTTCTTTTTCACTAACAGCACATTGCCGGTGTCTATCTCGGTGGTAAGCTCTACGGGTGTCTGTCCTGCCATCTTCAGTTGTCGGATAAAGTTTTCAATTCCGCTACGGATGCCTTTCAGTTCGTCGAGCGTTCCTTCGTATTGTTTCCACTGGGCGTTGCTCAGTGCGCCGATGAGTCGCTTCATCCATGCCGGACGCTTGGAGCGGTCCACGGTACATTCTACTTTCAGTGCTGCCATAGTTATTCTTCGGGAAATTCGGGTTTCACATCGGGGTCTGCTTCATACGGATAGACATCCATAATCGGTGTTTCGGCCACGGAGAGGATGAGATAATCGGCCATGGATCCTTTCATGCCTTCGTCGAGCTTCTTCACCGCATCGCGGAGGTCGGATGCCTGTACGAGTACGTTGGTCATGGTCCGCTTCTCGGCACCGCTCTTTTCGTCAATAGTGAGGAATGCGAGCTTGCACTTGAACCAGCGGTCGGCTGCTTCTTCATCGGAAAAGAACACTTCGCTGTACTTGGCAGGAACAATGCCGGCTATTGTAAATTCTCCACTGATGTAGGGTGTCATTTCCTCGATGATGCGTGCTTCTGCCTCGGTATGGCTGAGGGCATCCACGAGATAGGGTTCAGTCACTTTCTTGTTCTGACCATTCTCCATGGTCTTTTCGTACTTAATCTTGCATAAAAACCAGTTGTGCATCATGATGTTTTCTTTTTTTGGGGGTTATACTTCCACCCGTTCAGCTCATAGAGCTTCTTGCGGGCATCTTCAAATTCATTGGTAGTGTATACGGGGGTACCCGTGCCTCCTGTTTCGGTATATTCCATCCGGTAGACAACGTAAAGTCTCCCCCGCATACGAATCTTATAGCTACTTTTGTTCATCTTCTTTCTTCGGTTCCAAATAGAAGGTTTCATCCTGAACTACCTGAATACCGATTTTGTCAAACATTCCACTTACTTCTTCCTTATCACGGTCAGCAAGAAGCTTGTCTTTGGCAACTTCGTTGGTGGTTCTGATGTAGGAAGGCAGGAATTCTTCACAGAGCTTCAATACAGATGCCCATGTAAATCCTTTCAATGTCTTCAGTTTCGGGGTTCCTGTACGGAAACCGAACACACCGTGTGCGCTTTCCACACTCTTTCGTTTCTGGAAAAGCTCTTCTTTGTTCTCGATGGCATACGACTGGACAATCTCGAAGTTCTTTTCCTTCGTGTCTTCCAGTTCTGCAAGCTGGTCGGCATACTTTTCACGGATTTTTGTCATTTCTAAGTCCATCTTGGCAGTGATGGACTGGATCTTTGCATCGGCAGCAGAGAATTCTGCAAATGCCTTTTCTGCATCTTCACGGGTAAGACCCGAGTGTACTGTTTTCTTGGTTCTAACCATAACTTCTTTTTTAAATGGTGAATATTATTGTTCTTTATGAGATATGCTTTTCAGCTGCTTCAGAGTCTCCTTCAGCTCTTCGTAGTTCATCTTGGATATCGGTTTTTTCACTACACCATGATTAATTACAAAATGGTTAATCTTGGCTTTGTTCATGGCTATTTCGTCCGGGTCGTTGCTTGCATAGTCCTTGTTCAGGAAAGATATTTCAAGGCTTACGGCATAGATGGCCTTGACCAGTGCCAGGCATTCCGATCGGACGGATTTGGTTGCCGTTCCTTCGTTCATGAACTGCCTGATGAAGGCAGTGGCTTCACGCTTGGTCAATTCTTTGGACGATGTGGTACGTCCGTTGCTGAACTGAGAAATCAGATTCCGATAGGTATCTTCGTCCCATCCGTTACTCCTTTTAAGGCGGTGAATCTGTTGTTTCTGAGGGTTTGTTGCTAAGATTTCCATAAACTTATTCTTGATGATCGTTCTCCAACCAATAGTGCTGTGCTCCTTCTTCCCAAATGGTGTAGTATCCTTTCTTACCGCCACATCCGCGTCCCTTATACGTTGCTCTGAATCCTTCCACCTGGATACGGACGAAGCTGTCTCTTTTGACTACATAAGCCGCTTTGCCCTCCACCTCCTTACCTTCCACATGGCTCGTGAATACGAAGATTTTGGAACGGAACTTCTTACGGAGCTGTACAATCTCTTCTGCCTTGGCTTCGAACTGGTCCGTAAAGTATTGGATGGAGTCGATGAATACGACATCAGGGCTGCGCTGTTTCCGTAGGTATTCTTCAAGTCCCTGGACGGTGAGGTCTTCGACAAACTTGATGCGCTGCACTTGACTGCGGATTCCTGCTGCCTGTAGTTCTGCATGGAAGTCAGAACAGATGCCCATTTCCAGGGTGGCGAACAATACGGAATAACCCATACGGTCGAATTCTCGTGCAAGGTCAAGTGTGAAACGGGTCTTACCCATACCCGACTTGCCATAGACAATCCAAATACCACCGCGCTCACGATGACCGAAAGCATCGGCAAATTCTCCTTCAAACGGGATGTAGTCATACTTCTTACCTTCTATGTTGGCGATGCTGAATGCTCTCATACCTGTAATGATCCTGTGCTAAGTTCCTGCTTGATTACCACATCATCAATCATGCCCGACAATTCGCGCAAATCATCGGCAAACCATATCTTACGGCCATTGTCAGCATTCACAATCTTCTGTACCTTGGGAAGCTTTCCCCAAATCATTTCGGCTGCGTCTGTGGTTGGTACTCCGTTGGCCAGACAGATGTTGATGACATCTTTCTTGGTAGCTCCCATCAGGGAAATGTAGTTACGGCTGAAACGGCCGTCTATTTCGTCATATCCTTCCACACGGCCCACATTGCGCTGAATGGTGCGTTCAAGGGTTTCTGTTCCTGCAACGATGCAGCCCATACGTCCAAGGGTATCATCGTACAGCGGGATGAGGGTACACATGGCGGTATTGCTGAGCTTACCGGCATCGTCTATCAGTAGGATGGGCTTGCGTGCTGCCATGCTGTTCATGTGCTCGATGACCACATCCAGAATCTCATCATTGTCCATGTACCGGCTCACTCTCTTTCCCATGGCTTGTGCCAGCTTCGACAGGAACTTCCGGCTGCTCCACTTCCTGCACTTGATGTATACCACGCTTCCGTCACCGTGAACGTTGTACAGGTCGATGAGGGATTGAGTCTTTCCGCTACCGCTACGGCTGCTGATGCAGAACCATTTGCTCTTGTTCTTGGCTGCCACAAAAGCGGTCTTCACTTGCTGGTAACTTGTCACGCTGTCCACCACATTGCGTGAGTTCTCGAAGAAGTACAGACCGGTGGCAATCTTTTCGGCCAGCACGTCGTCGTTGGCTGCATACTTTCCTGCACGGAATTGGCTCATGGCTGCGTCCGATATACCGCAACGTCTCGAAAGCTCCGACGCCTTGCTGCCTCGGGCTATCAGATTATCAATGTAATTTCTTAATGCTTGCTTGTCCATTTTTAATAAGGATTAAAGGGTTATTTAACGGCTGAAGTTCATGTCGGTGGGGTTGAACTGGTAATCATCATCATCGTCCATGATGGAGACGGGGACAAAAGCCCGGCGGGTCGATTCTTCGATGATGAATGCATCCTCCACTTGTCGCTTGTCATATTTCCGTTCCTTGTGTTGGCCACAGCTGTCTGTTATCAGTGCCCTATCCAGCAGCCTGTTGCTTCTAAGTGCGGGAATTTCCTCGCGTAGTCCGTTCAGAACTTCATCCACTCGGTTCTGTTTGTCAATATATCTTCGTTCGAATTCCTGGTTGTATTCCTTCACCTTCTGTCTGTACGCAAAGTGTTCCGGTTTCTGGTCGGCCAGTGCCATAGGCACCTTCATGGTGCGGTGCATGATGAATGCCAGTGTTCCCACTTCTTCCTTCACGCGGTGTCCCTTGGTCGAGATGGCGTTGATGATGAGCACATAGCTCATATCATCAGGGTCATACTTCACTACCCAGTCTTCGTTGAAGTGGTTGCGGAGGTTCATGTCGAAGCTTTCGAAGTTGATTCTCACGCCCTGCATTTCCAGCATCAGACCTTGACCGGTCAGTCTGTTGGTGCGTCCGGTGCTTTCTCCCATCAGCATCAGGTATTCTTCATCACTGAACCTCACTTTCCGTTCTTCCGGTGTGTTGGCCCATGCTTCCATGTAGGCAGCTGCCTTCTTTTCACGTTCCTTGCTCATGATTACGTGTATCTGTTCCTCTACCTGGTCTTCTGTAGGAAGCAGATGACGGTTCTTGTTGTACGCGTCAAAGTTGGGTTGGTTATCCGGGTTCGATGTAATGTTGTGTCCGCTCCAGTTGGGAAGAAGCTGGCAGTAGTTACGGTTTATTTCGTTGAAGTAAGGTTCAATGATCTTCGACTTGGCATTTCCAACGGCAGCGGGGGTATAATACTTCGTCATGGCTTGGTAGAAGGGTGTCAGTGCACCGCGTCCGTAGTTGTCGCTCTGTAGCTGCAAAGGCTTGTAGCGGGTACCGAAAA